CGTCAACATCCTGCGAGGCCTACTGTGATCGAGCCAGTCATCGCCAAGGTCACCGGTTACCTGCGCAACACCGCCGAACGCTACGTCCGTGATGCGGCCTATCCCGTGCCCGCCTTCCGGCTCACCGTTGACGGCCTGGACATCGCCAAACTGATCAGCCCGCGGCTGATGAGCCTGGAGCTGACCGACAACCGCGGCGTCGAGGCTGACCAACTGAGCATCACCTTGAGCGACCACGACGGCCTGCTGACGATCCCGCCCAAGGGCGCGGTGCTGCGGCTGTGGCTGGGCTGGAGCGACACCGGCCTGGTCGACAAAGGCACCTACACCGTCGACGAAACCGAACACAGCGGCGCGCCGGACGTGCTCAGCATCCGCGCTCGATCGGCAGATCTACGCAAGGGCCTGAAAACCAAACGCGAGCGCAGCTGGAGCAACACCACCCTCGGCGACGTCCTGGGCGATATAGCCATTGGCAACGGCCTGACCGCCACCATCGCCGGCGCGCTCGACGGTTTGCCCATCCTGCAGCTCGACCAGGCCAACGAATCCGACGCCAACCTGATCAGCCGCTTGGGTGAAGAATTCGACGCGGTGGCCAGCGTCAAAGCCGGGTGCCTGCTGTGCTTGCCGGCGGGCGGCGGCAAGACCGCCAGCGGTCTGGATTTGCCGCACATCACCCTCACCCGTGCCGACGGCGACCAGCACCGCTACTTGCAAGCCGACCGCGACAGCTACGACGGCGTACGCGCCTATTACTACGACGTGAACAGCGCCAAGAAACAGGAAGCCATTGCCGGCGGCGGCGACAACCTCAAAGACCTGCGCCACACGTACAGCGACCAGCAGTCAGCCCTGCGCGCCGCCCGTGCGGAATTCCGGCGCCTACAACGCGGCAGCGCCACGCTCAGCTACAACCTGGCAATGGGCCGGCCGGATCTGATCCCCGAGCTGACGTACACACTCCAGGGCGTGAAGGAGGAAATCGATGAGATCATCTGGTACGGCGGGAACGTGCAACACAGCCTGAGTGCGGATGGTGGTTACACCGTCAGCCTGGAGCTTGAGAGCAAGCTGCCGGAGGACAACGTTGAAGACCTGGCTGAAGATAACAAGGGCGATTACACAGGCATCATCGCGTACTACCGCGACCACAAAACCGGGAAGGAAAAGACGATTACGGTGGGGGATCAGGCGAAGCCAAGGCGGTTGCGCTGGTTGTATGCCACTGAGAAGACAGCCAAGCGGGCGGTCGAACGAGAATGGAGTCGAATGCAGGCACATAGCCAGTCATAATCTATCAGCTAATGTTGCACACAGCCTGTTCTAACCGTTGCGAATCCGTATAATCGCCAGCGCTCAAGGGGAATACGAATGCCAACAGCTGTATCATTATTTTCAGGGTGTGGTGGGTCGGACGCAGGAATCATCCGTGCGGGTTTCGACGTGCTCATGGCAAATGACATCCTTAACTATGCTCGCGAGGTGTATCTCGCCAACCACCCTGAGACGGACTACATCCGTTCCAGCGTATCGTTGATCGAACACTTCCCCACTGCGGAACTTCTGGTTGGGTGCTATCCCTGTCAAGGATTCAGTCAGGGTGGTCTTAGAAACCCGGACAGGAAGATCAACACTCTTTATCTTGAGTTTGCACGTGCACTAAATCAAATTAAACCAAAGGCGTTCATTGTTGAAAATGTCTCCGGCATGTTTCGTAAAAACTTTAGACACCTTCTTGAAGATCAGTTAAAAGTTTTCACCGAGGCTGGATACAAAGTAAGCGCTGAAATATTGAACGCGGCAGAATTTGGAGTAGCGCAAGAGCGGCGGAGAATTTTTATCGTTGGAATCAGAAACGACTTCAATATTGAATATAAATTTCCCCAGCCAACACATGGTATCGACAACACCTTAGAAAAGGTCACTATTCGTCAAGCTCTTCAAGGAATGGCGGAATGGCCTGAAGGGGAGTTTTATGATCTACCGTTTCATTGGTATTACCTTTCTCGTGACAGAAGAAACGGCTGGGACGAAACTTCCAGAACAATTGTCGCAAATCCTCGCCACATGCCACTGCACCCCCTAAGCCCTCAAATGGTCAAGGTCGAGCACAATGTATGGAGATTTGAGCACGATGGGCCAGCCAGAAGGTTTAGCTATCGTGAAGCTGCACGTATACAAGGATTTGGGGATCTGATTTTTCCAGATACAAAAAACGCTTCCCTGATACAGAGATATACAGTCGTGGGCAATGCTGTGCCACCGCCACTTTTCGAGGCGGTCGCAAGAGCATTACCAGACATCTGGGATTAGTCAAAAAACTAGCTGAGGAAAGCTTTTGAAAAGATCATGATCCTCAGAAATTTTCAAAAGCCGAAGCCTATCTACAATTATTGCTTCTCCTATATCGCTCTTATACGCCCAGTCCCCATCTGTCCGGCGTAAATCCAAGGGCATAAAATAAAACGTAGCCCATGGATGCATGACGGGAAGATTTCTTATATGTTTATGAGGTGACGCCTCTAGCTGTTTAAACTTCCAATCTTCTTTTGAACAGCCACACTGAGCAAAAGCTATCGGCAGCCCTTCACGATCATCATACATAGGGTGCCAGGCAATAAGATCAATACCGCCGTCTCCCCGATCTCGCTCTTTGAAATCCTGAGCTGAAAAATTAGCGGTACAACGAATATTACCAGCAACGGACTTCATCTTTTCAAATAAAGTTCCTTTATACACTACGCCAGAACCACCTCCTGCCCAAGTAGCTCTAACTTCACTTCCAATCGGCATAAGTTTGGAGAACGCAAAGTAACAGATCTCTTCAAAAAACCTCGCAACGGGAATTCTTTGAGCAGAGGTTAGGTGTCGCATTCCGGATGCAACCAATAAATTAGAGTAACAAAGGTGCTCTTGAGACCCACCCCCCACATAATGAAGCGTATCATTATCATCCGAGATAAGAAAAGGATATGCCTTTCCAAAACAAACAGTTCGATTAAGTACAAAGTCTAATATTTCTCGCCACTTAATCGCCGGATCGAAATTTATCCCTCTATCCTTACCACGCTGTGCTACACCGACTAAATCCCCTCGTGAAAAACACTTATCTGGGCTCGCCAGGGCGTTTAATTCCACAAAATCGGTCCAAAAAAATGGATCTGAATTACCAGGAGGTGAATCCAACTCTTGAAACATAATCACTCCTCAACTTTATTTCGGACATGATTACGAATATCTTTAGTTAGAGAAAAAAGCACCTCCGACTTCTCTAAATGTTCCGCCTCAAGAACTAAAGTAGGCTGCGAAAACATCTTCCATACAACATTTAACTTTGCCTGAGCATCATCAATTGCTCGCGTCAACGCCGCCAGAGGCCCATCAGTATATAAATACGCTTCGTCTCTGCGGCCAGTACTATCGAGTATCGCCTCCGCGTCAGAGCTCGCTACAATTTCAGCCATCTCAGAGAGATTTCGAGTTTCTCCTAAGACTGTGTGGCCTCCAGAATCCTTGGAAAACATCCAAGCAAAAAGCTTTCTTAGGCGATCTTCATTCAAAGTCGCCATAGCCGTATCCGCCTTATTTTCCAAGCCTAACCATTCGCAAATTTTCTTATAATTGAGCGCAGTCGTGATATACGAAAACTCAATTGAGTTCGCGTCAATTGGGAGACCAAAAAACTTATTTTCCTCAGCAACAATATACAAATTAAGAGCCGTAAGTAACTGAGACACATAATCTGTGCGACTGCCTATATCCTTCGCCAAAGACTTAAACTGCTCAGGCGTTGACAAGTCATTATAAAACTCATCACGCAACTGAGCCAAATATTTTGCCTTAGATAAAGAATCCCACTCCTTGATACCAGTGATATGCCTATAACCCAAATAGCGAAGTATGTCTCTCCGCTCTTTATAAATAAGACACGGAAGTTCTAGAGGAGCTGGAACTACTACCTCTCCCCTAATAGTCTCAATGCTTTTTTCTCGACGACTAGACGGGGCCAACTCACCATTCAAAAGTTTAGTCGCCGTTAGCCGCCTATTTCCTTCTATCACTAGATAGGTACCATCGGGATTTGGCCCAGTTACGAGAAGAGGCTCGCCTGGAAAATACCCCTTTTGGCCTATGGACAACATAATGTCCTGAACGCGCTCATCTTCTAACATTTCATCCACGACCTGCGCATCGGTTGCGTGGGAGGTCATCCTGTAAAATCTTGGATTTTCCGGATCAAAACGTAGGAGACTTGTCGGGATCGTCTCAATCTTGTCAGGAGCTGACTTGGCCATGAAAGGTCTCATTTTTATAACAAGTTCAAAAAACCGCCGGAAGGCGGACTAGGCTAAATTCCAATTCACTGGTACCGCAGCCAACCGGACTTATAAGAATTACCAAAAACTACAACTGTGCTTAATTGGTACAGATTATGCTGGCCGTTTAGCATCGGCAAGGGCTTCCGTCAGATCCTTTAGTCGCTGCTCTATGTCCCTTATGCGTTTCTTTTCTTCAGCAGCGCTCTGTATCTCCCGCCTGTCGCTCTCCTCTAAAGATCGGAACAAAGCCAGGATTGCGTCCTCCTGAGGGCTAGTGACTGGCGAAACAGCGGGAATTACTGACCCAGCTCGCAATTTTGCCCCCTCTCCAGTGAGCAGCCAATCCAGCGAAACGCCTTCAGCCTCGCTTACGTTTACGCATAACGCATAAGGAATGGATTGCCGGCTACGCCAGCTCCCCAGCGTCTGTCGATTAACGTCCAGCTTACGCGCCAACTCGCTATCGCTATCAACGGAGAAGACCGTCATCAAGCGTTCAAGCACTGCGTCGAGAGACTTTTTCTGCATTATGAATAAATACCGCTTGATTTATTTAAAAAGAATAAATAGGCTTATGCGCAATGAGTACATCTTAACCAACTAGGAACACATCAACCATGAGCCAGGCCATGGAAAAGCGCCAGATCCAAGCACGACTGATCGAGCGCGGCAGCAACTTTCGTCAGTTCGCCCTCAGCCACGGCTACGAAGTGCGCACAGTGACGCAAGTGGTTCAGCGTTGGGCTGGGCACAACAAGCTGCCTCGTGGCCGGCTGACGTTCCAGATCCTTCGAGACCTATCTCGGGTAATCGGTAAAGAAGTGCTGCCTGGAATCCTCGCGGATAGTACCGAACAAATCTCAGCACAGACTGTATGAAACGACTTTAGGGGCGATGACTCCAGGGAGAAACCAGAAGATGAAACGCCCAGTTCTAGACAGCAGAAAGAGCGTCGTAATGGC